ACTACTTGCCCAACTCCAATCAACTGAAGTGTCGTTAGAATTTTTCCACTCGGTTTCTAAAATACCCCCCGTACTTTCACCAAGTTCACTAAACCCAGTTCCCGGATTAATCGTTACACCCTTTCTAACTGCTCCGTATGTAGCATTATCTACATTTCCGAACGCAGCAAGAGTTATTGTAAAACTTGTATTTGTTGTTTCGTCTACACCCGCAACACTTTGACGGACAGCATTTGCCCCATTTGATCCCGTGACATCCACGCTATCAAACTCGCTTATACTCCATCGACACTGAGTTTGATTCTGGCCCCCAAAATCCATTGTCAGTTGGCCAGAAGAGGGGTTACTCCCCAATGCACGAAAAACCGTTATTCTGGATTCTGTATCACTCGTGGGAATTTGTGTATTTACTTGTACCCACGTTAAATTACATCCAGATACTGTAGGAGTAACGATTCCAGAAGCTCCGTTACGGTGGTAAACAGCAAGAAGCTGTAAACTATACGCTGTGGGAGCAATCGTACCCGTCGTGTACGAACTTTGAGTTGCTACTGTGTCGCCCGTTTCCAAATGTATCGCTGTAACTGCCATACCTAAAATTTACTGCACCGAACTATTTGAAGGCAATTTTAACTACTGAAGTGTACTCACAATATCAATTCCCTTACCCCATCCCAATATCTCCTCCGATTCAGCCCAATTTACTAAAAGTTGCTGGTTTCTATACTGATCTTTATTCCATCTCTGACCAGTAGCATTAGCCCCATGTTTAATATCTACGTTCGGATATTCAGACTTCCATGTTTCGTACTTAAACCAGTTCTTCCATTGAATCCGGTTGTGAGTCATGGGTTCAAAACCTATATTGCGCACAAATTTAACAAAATCTGCTTCTGGTAATCCTTTGTCAAATTCAGATTTAACCATCTCATACCGTTCTCTAAAATGTGTAATCAATACATCACGATACGCACAAAGTCCCGACAATTGATTAACGTCATAATGTAAAGCGTGACCATCCGGCATCCGCAAAAAACACACGCTCTGATTGTAGTAATAGGTATTCTTATCTGTAGGGGTAAAATCAAAATGGGATGGATGGTATAAAACGTCATGCTCCGCAAAGAAAATAATATCTGCGGTACTATTCTCCAAGGCAGCCAAGATTTGTTTGAACATAGCCAAATAACCTTTCCGCATAGAGGGAAAGTGGATATTTTTATCTCCAAAATTCATTTTCTTTAGTGAAGAAGAAACTATTGGGATACCTTTTTCGTCACTTATCTTTTTTAGATTTTGTCTAACTGGTTCGGCAACCTTCGGATCAAGTTGATTATCGGTATAGTATATAATTTCCTTCGTAGGCTGTCCCGATTTTTTCATGTAGAACTGTTGACCCTTTCTGTTCACAAAATCCAGCATATCCTTTCCTTCTGGGTCGTGCCAAACTGGCACGGGCTTAAACTTTTCAATCAGCCACGACAACGGATATATCTGTTCCTCCCACTTATTATTCAAAAACAAATCTCGTGAGGCTTTTCTTGCTCGTTCTACTTCGTTCCCCGATTGGTGATAAGGAAAACCAAAACTCCCGCCCTGGGTTCTGAACATATGTGAGTACCAAGTTTTCCGGTTTGTGACCACTCGTCCACCAGATAACCAAGTCTTACACGCCACTTCGGTTCCTTGATTTCCCCAACTTCCCCAAGTTTCATCACAAAGATTTAATTCCATATATTTTTCCTTAGTACACATAAAACACGATCCTTGGATAGACATGGTTTCTGCAATATCGCCTGCGGAGTCTGGATGCCTCTTCCTGTCACCAAAGTACTGAAAATGGAGAGTGGTGTCAAAACGATAAAACTCGCTTTTACGGTTCAGTCTGGGCCTCCAGACAATAACTTTCTCAAAATCGGTGGTATTGTCACAATCTGGGTTATTAACCTGACTTTTGTTTATTTCAATTTTACAATGTTCCGGTATTAAACCTTGATACCATTCTTTCCCACATTTTTTGCACCGCCAGTTAAAAGCATGGAGGTTATAAAGAGTCGGGATCATGGTCACGTCATCTCCGATTTCCTTAAATGCCCCAAGCATTTTTACATCAAACCCCTTGTCTACCGCACAGTGGGCATCAAGTTTCATCACATACTTGGCATCACTTGCACCCACTCCACGATTAGTAGCAGCTCGCTGACCCAGAGAAACATCAAACTTTAAAACTTTCACTCTGGGGTCATTTGGAATATCTGGTACAGAAGTCTCAAATCCATCTAAAACTACAACTATTTGTGTGTTTCCCTCAATGTTTTGCAGAACACCACCAACTGTCACTCCAATAAATTCCTCATTTTTCCCGGGGATAATTACACTTAAATCGTACATAAATTTTTGTAAAGTTTAGCTATATTGTTTATATGGTACTTTTCAGCCCCCGCCAAACACATGACCGAGTAATCAGCATAAACAGCCGGGTCCAATCTAATAACATCCAAACGGTCTAAAAATTCTTCCAAAGTATGTACCGGGTCATAACAACCACCCACTTCCCGAAAAGCTAGTTCATCAAGAGCGATAGTAGGAACCCCGAAGGACATGGCGTTGACTATCTTAAGAGGATTGGACAAAAGTTTTTTGTACGGCCTCCACACAATCTGCACATCAATCCTCTGGTAGAAATCGACTATATCTTGTCTGGTAAAGAATTTGGAGTATTCAATAAGATTCATTCCTCTTTTTGCTAGTTCTTCTTTTAATCCCTCTGGAAGATATGCAAATGCTCCAGTGACTCCAATTACTCCTACTGTGGTTACTTCGGTTCTAGTTCTGTGTATCCGTTCAAAGTTACAGTGAAACTGTGGAATTACAATTATTCTGTTTTTAATGACTTTAGACATAGTTTCAAAATCCGCTCTTGAACAAACAATACAACCCACATTGGGATATTTTTCTAACAACTGACCAAGATTATGACCATCAACTATATCTACATAATTTATTTTTCCCCCAAACTTAAAATCTTCACCCTTACGAACCATTGGTTTGACATAAATACAACAATCTTCTTGGTATCCGCTCTCTGGATTAAGTTTTACTCCGAGATATTCAGCTATTTGATCTCCCCTAATCATAGAAGATACCCTTTGAAGATGACCAGATTTAACTGGTTTAGTACGATCTTTGAATGGTTCACTCGGATTTACATTAAGAAAGGCTGGTTTAGCAAAAAAACTTAAATTCATATCCAATATAATTCCTCTCCTTTTTTTCTTGCCCCAATCGCTTCCCACAAGTTTTTAAAACAACCTAAATTAATATACTTATATTTTACTTTTATATTAACGGCCCATCTTTTATCTCTTTTTTTCCAAGAAATACCCCTATGTCCTGAAGTATTATTTTTGTTTACTCCCCGATTCCTTCCATTCAACACCCTATCAGCAGTCCTTAAATTTTCTCTCCTATTGTCCAATTTATTCATATTTATATGATCTGTCTCTAAATTATCAGAGGTACTATTTATTATCCGATGCATATAAACAATTTTTAAACCATCTCTTCTGGCGGCATAGCCATGGGCGAAACACCATTTCCACCGAGAAAGACAATCAAATAGATTATCATCTACTAAAGCATATTTATTTTGTGTTAGTTTAATTTTCTTCATAGAACATACTTTTTGACAATTTCAGTCACTTTCATAGGCTGACCAGTTATATTCATCTCCACGTTCCACTTGGGAATCAGGCCAACCCAATGCAAAAATTCTGGCTTATCTATTACATACCGAGTAGCATCTTGTATTTCAATCGGTTCCCCCCTTGCTACTCTACCCTTAAGTGCGTTTATAAGAGTATGGGGATTACTCCCCCACGTTATATTTCCCAATCTCATAATTGCATAACACGGAAACTCTTTAACCAAAGCCTCCATTTCCATTTTGTGTTGAGTGTACCGAGTCTCCAAATAAAAAATAGCCAAGGAACTAAAATAGATGATCTGCAAGTCCCTTGTTTGTCGGGACAGTAAGTCTTTTTCCCGCTGGTACTCGGATTCTCTTGTCTCAAGGCTATTTGATACACCACTAGCAAAAAACAGCCGTCCTGGGTCATCCTGTAAGGCGCTGGCTATATCTCCGTGACCGATTATTGGCATATTATTTGTCTTTTACCCAAAACCAACTGCGGTATCGGTCTCTAGTAACTCCCTCTTGATATTCCATTGCCCCCACAACAAAGAGGGGAAACATCTGATAACTCCAAACATACGCTTCCAAGGCTCTTTTAACATGGATCAATTTCCTAGAAGGGTACCGGGCGTAGTCGTGACCTGACATAATACCTCCAGGTTTGACCTTCTTCAGCCAATAGTGCAAGTCATTCGCAAAATTTATGAAGTCATGCCCGGCGTCTATATAAACAAAGTCAAGCGAGTTATCTTCAAAGTCTTTTACCGCCTCCATCGAGGTTTTTTTGACAAAGATATAATTCTTGTATGGAGTCAGTCTTTTCTTGGCTTCATCATAAATATCATCAAACAACTGTTGGGTCTCGCCCCCCACAAAGACTTCTGGTTCGTGGACATCAAGTCTCCATGCGTCCACACCATATAATTTAAGATTAGGATTTGCCTTGCATAGAACTTCCGAGTATTTACCCTTAAATACTCCAACCTCAACTCCCTTGTTAAAATTTAACTCTGCAAACAATTCAGCCAAATTATCCCGGCCCATGTTGGGAATCTCAACGATATATTGATTGTCAACCTTGATATTGTATTTCTTGATGATGTAGTCAAATGTATTTACCATGCGTTAGTTCCTACTCCGAATTGATAAGCAATCCATCCGTACTTCCAATTCTCAAATAATTCAGCAAGTTTCTGGTTTTTATATTTATAAGTAAAGAATTTACACAAAAATCTAGAAATTGGAATCATAAACATTTCTCTTTTCCTTTTCAATTTCATTTCCAAAAGTCATCTAAATTAACAAAGTTTGACAAGACTGTGGCATGATTACTGTCTTTGTCCCAAATCGTCTGGTACTTGAACAAGGGGTAAATTTCCGAGTAGTGATACACATTTTCTTTTCTGCCATTAGAATCATGGATAATTATATACTTGGCCAAGTTTGCGAGTCTTCTGACTGTCTCTATCCGACTTGAGTCGGGAGTCTGGTCTATAAGAGCAATACTCCATTCTTTGTCGATAGGCGCTTTATTGTAACTATCAATAATATGGATTTTGTGATTTTCATTTTGATAACCATAATCGATTAGGCGCTGTCCCCATTCAAGAAAATTCTCATAAGACACCAACTTACGGTTCTGAAGAATAGAAATGTAATGAAGATAAGGTGTGCTAAAAAGACCAGTCCCGAGTTCAAGAATATCCCCAGTCGTTTTTTCAATTGCCTTTATCAAACAGGGCAAATGGGTAGCATAATTAAAGCTAGCATACGTCTTAAATCCCATATTTATCCTTTTTCTGGAGTCTGTGAATGTCCTTTATTCATGTTTTTAGCCATTTTTTGTTTCTCTTCAAGATTGCTCTTGTTATTTCTGGTTTGTAACCGCAAGATTCTGCCCATGCACACCACGCATAAACGTCTTTGGGAACACACTTGGAGTTAAAACCCCGCTTGTTCGGATATATGAACGTCCACCACAGATTAAAGCGGGAATCGTCACCGTATACTGCGTCACGGATCGTGTAGTAGTCTACACCAGCTTTTTCGCAGACATCGTAAAGTTCTTGGCATTGGGCTACTTTGAAGGAGATTGCTCGATTCTCGCTCAACTTGATTATTTCCGCTTCTAACAAAGTGGTCTGCCGGATCGTTATGTTGGCATTGTAAACTGTTGCATACAGGTTGATGAGTTCTCTGGTGTCTTTCCTCTCTCCCCCTAGTATCAAGAATTGTCTAGTCTTTGGATTAAGCATGGGATGAGATGGTGTTTCCCCAAGATACTCTGGCTGGAATACTATCCTCTTTTTATATTTTTTAACCAGATAATCACAAGTTCCCGGATTTACTGTTGACCGAATAACCAAAAGTGGACACTTACACCACTTAACAATATCCTCGACTATAGATATATCCAGCTTTCCCTCTTTGATGCTTGGCGTGGGTACGCAAATAAAAGCAACCGGGGCTTGATTGACTCTTTTCTTGTCGTCAAATCCAATAGCAGGATCATATACATAATTATCCGGAAACAATTTAGACATTGAGTTTCCTACCCAACCCAAACCGATTATCCCTACTTTCATATTAGTTGGATATAGGTAATACGATCCAGTCAAGCCCTGCCAAATCCCCGTCATTCAGAATCCAGGCATGAAAGTTGTTGTCTGTTTCCCCGGCTTTGTGAAGCTCCAACAACCCCTCCCGCATAAACCCATAACTCCGCTTGTCCATCCATTCGAGTTTGGTAATCCTTCTGCCATCAGCTACCGCTTTCAGCGCTTCGTAAAAATCTAGTGTTTTGAAGTCATCCATGTTTCACCCACAATCTTACACACACAAATTATTGGTTGTCAAACAGGTGCCGAAGGTGAACCTCTTTCCAATCAGTGTTCCAACTTGGCATGGGCATAAACTTCTCCACAAACCAACTAAAGTCGTGTTTCCTTTCGTGCCACTTATCACCGACCCAATAGTTTGCCGCCAAGTCGTAGCTTACCTTCTCCTGCTCCCGACCCATGTGGTAGCCCCTCTTGGCATTATCCTGATGTAAATGGGCATACCACGCCTTCTTATTGACCATGACCTTGCCTCCGGCCAACCAGTTCTTCAATCCCAGCCAGATAGGCTCTTGGGCGTGACCATAGGGATCAATGTTCGGGAATCCACCCAAGGTGTTGAAGTAATAATCTTTAGATACAAACCAACCGCTTCCATGAATCTGGGGTGTTTCGTCTATGTCTGGATGGCTTAACAACCTCTCTTGGGTTCTCTCTGGCCAGTGGCCTCCAGCCTTAAACCTGAATCCCTTGGGGTCGGTGAATGGGCAACACAAATAAAAGTAATCATAAAATCTATCGTCTTGCCACTGCCAAGTCTCACCATTAAGCACATAGAACCGAGGGGTGACTATCCAATCTTCTCTCATGTCTGCCTGTAGAACTTCATCAAAACCTTTACTGAACGAACAATGAGCATCTGATTTATAGATATACTTTCCAGTAGCCATAGCACACATAGCGTTGATGTTGGTCTTTATGCCAACAATGCTTGGGAAATTGATCGTCTTCATGTTCTCTTGGGTTGTTGCATAGTAGTACGGTGGCCCATCGTATCCAATTATTACTTCAAATTCTCCAGTGGCATTTTCATATATACTATCAACAGTTCTACTAAGATTCTCGTATTTTTCCCCCCTTGCTGGAATAATAATACTTACTTTAGCCATTTTTGTAAATAATAATTAACCTATCATCATATCGCTTTCCAAGTTTAACCATCTGACAATCATAGTAACTAAATCTACTCTTAATCTTCTCAAAAATAGTTTCATCAGCTACATCTTCGATCACATAAGTCGCTCCTGCATCTAAACTCGGGACTATTTGTTCACAAGTAAATACTTGATCTTCTGGTTTATGCGAACCATCATCAACAAACAGATCAATATCAGAATCCGTTGAATTTAACAAATCAATAAGATCGTCGTCGGATGTTTGATCGCATCTGGTTATTGTGATACGAGGATATGTCATGGGTAAAGTAACTCGCTTGGGATCAATATCTGCACCATATATTTGAGCATTAGGAAAAAAATCATTCCACATGGCAATACTTGCTCCCTCACCAGTTCCTATTTCAACCACTTTCTTTACTGAATCTCGGCGATCTTTGAACATCTCATAATAAACAGGGGTATAGTGATGCTTCCCCCATTTATCGGCTCCGTATTTGACCGCTAATTTATCTAAATCATTCATATTTTAGTTGATCTATTATCTAAATATCTTGGTTTTATCCCAATACCAATCCATTGTCTTGTATGTTTCCAATGGATTATAAAAAATACTCCCGCTTCTTCAAAAGAGAGTATCAACCCAAATCTATTAGATAGACCAACAAATTTCTTTCCAATATAAAATTTAATTTTATCCATATAAAACTATTAACATAATAAAGATTGAGTATAATACTGCTGCCACGTTTCCAGATAATGATGCAAAACCACCATAAGTAGCAGCCAAAAGAAAAACTATCCATTTCATAATATCCACCCCATTCCGAATATCTCAGCCTTCCAATTAACTGGCCATGTTGGCATCCCCGGAAACTTCTCATCAATAAACCACTCAAAATCATGTACCCTACCTTCCCACCTATTATTCAACCAGTATTCCGCACTCCAAGCCGAAGCCTTGACCGTGTAATCATTCCAGCCGGGAATACTATACATCCGCCCATAAGTTTTGCCCTTATGCAGGTGGGCATACCAAGTCTTCTTGTTGACTTTCATTGCTCCACCACCTAACCATGTTTTGAACCCAATTTCTTGCGATTCTTGGGAAAATTGACCATACCCCTCTTCATTCATTCCATGTAAAAAGTTGTCGAAATGATTTTTGGTCATAAAATAACACGATCCCTGCATCGAGGGAGTGTCGTCTATGTCATGTTTAAGATCAGTCCGCTCTCTTTGCCTCTCAAACCATTCTACGCCGTGCATCCCGTCATCATGGTCCTTCCCCTTTCTCGGAAAATCAATATACATATAATCCTTGTGTGGTCTAGTCTCGTTTATTTTCCAATTTTCGGCGTCCAGTGAATACCGACGGGGTATCTGTACCCACTTGTCGTCCAAATGGGCTTCTACAAGGATTCTGTCAAACCCAGGACCAAACATACAGTGGTCATCTGTCTTCATTATGTACTTTCCCTTGGCGATAACCACACAAGCGTTAATACCCTGTCTCAAACCTATTGGAGCGTCCGGATGAAGATAGGTGACTCTTGAATCCTCTACTCTGGTGTCCGGCTCTTTCTCGTCTATGTTTACGATTATTTCTATCTCGCCTTCCGCTTTTGCCAGAATATCTTGGATCGTGTGGGTCAAAAATGGGGAGTTCCGGCTCGGAACTATCACTGACAACATTGTCTTCCATTATATCCATGAAAAGAGGTGTGTGTCAACTAGGCCGCGGTTATTTTTGACATAAGAGCGATGTAAACCAAACCATCGCCACCCGTGTCGCAAATAGCATAAAGCTGATTCAAATTCCCGATGTATAACCAGTCGGTGTCTGCACTAGCAACTAATTGGTAACCAGTAGTAGTATCAGTTTCTCCATCTACAACAGTCACGCTCGCTCCACCAACATATACCTTGCCAGAGTTTCCCGCCTTAGCTTTAATCTTAACCATTACACAGGGAATATCCGGAAGCTGGGCAATCGAAAGCGATCCCGCTATTTCTCCCGTTTTGATTGTGTCGTAGTTTATTACTTGCATATATTTTTAGACTAGAAAGGTAAAGATGGCGACGGTGACGCTGATGGCGAAGTTGAAGCAGATGGGCTGGCAGACCTGGACGCCGAAGCTGAACCACTGGCCGATCCTGAAGCTGAAGCTGATGCAGATGGAGATAACGACGCCGAACTTGAAGCCGAACCAGAAGCAGACGCCGAAGTTGATGGACTAAGGGAGGCACTTGCACTGGCTGAAGGTGATTGACTGGCAGATGGCGAAAGAGACGCACTGGCTGAAGCCGACCCAGAAGCCGAAGGACTAAGAGACGCAGACGCCGAAGCAGAACCCGATGCTGAAGCAGAGGCCGATCCAGAAGCAGACCCGGAAGCTGATGGGCTAAGAGAGGCCGAGGCTGAACCACTGGCAGAAGCAGACGGACTAAGAGATGGCGAAGCTGATGCTGACTTGGACGCAGAGGCGCTGGCAGATGGCGACTGGGATTTTGATGCTGATGCAGACGGGCTAAGTGATGCCGAAATTGAGGGCGAGGCGGATCCAGAAGGAGAGGGACTAGCAGAAGCAGACTTTGATGCCGAGGCCGAACCCGATGCCGAGGGCGACTGACTTCCCGAAGGTGAAGCGCTGGCAGATGGAGACAAGCTAGCGCTGGGTGAAACTGAAGGTGAAACAGATGTCGATAGATCAGTCGTTGTAGCTGAAGTCATGAGTTCCCAAACGGAAGAAGTGGACGTACCTACGTTTATAAATATCCTGTTTCCATCTTTGTTTAACTTGTAAAAAAGCGCACCCCTTTTGAATCCAGAATCTCCGGTTGGCAGACTGTCGCCTTCGGCCTCTGCAATCAAGTCAGTAGATAGTTGAGCATTTGGAGTCTGGGCGTTGTAAATTTCGTTGGTATCCCAACGTAAGATGGCATTTGTTTGGTAGGGAAGCAGCGCAGACAAGAAGTTAGCCTCGGAAGTCGTCCTGTTGGCACTAGAAATCGCGAGAACCCTGTCGATCTCGTTTTGAACCGCCTTTGACAAATCTGTTTTGATTTTGAATATAGCCATGATAATGAAAAAAGCCTTTCGTTAAAACCTGGAGATCATTAAACTCTAGGCTTAAAACTCTAGGCTTTAAGAGAAACTGGACTATAAATTTTAGAACTTCCAGAAACCCTGTGCCGCAAAGTGGCGTCGGGCATCTGTAACCTTGGCTCCGTATACAAAGAGGTCTTTGTATGCTGAACCGAAGTTTCCAATTAGGTCTTCCTCAATGTCTGCCTCAAGCAGTTTTTCGGCAAATGTCATCCAATTGGTGTGGCCAGCCAATACACGGTAACCATCAGTGTTGTCGCCAGTCAGGCGGTTAGACTTGAATACCTTAAATCCTTGCAGTTCGGTAATCATACCTTTTTGCACCAATCCTTCGTAGACTGCCGGCACGTGTAGAGCAATGCCGGTTCCTTGCACCAACAGTGTCTCAAACTCCGGGGGAACAATCAGCCAGCGGTCAGAGTCGGGCACGCTTGAGTAACCATTCTTTTCAGACAGATCCAGGGCTTGCTTTAATTTAGCAACATTGTTCAAAAGATTAGCCGTAGTAATTTGCAGAACAGTCGCAGCCTGAATTGTGTAGGTTGCTCCACCAGCGATAGCTCCACCAGTGTAAGCAGAAGTTGCGTCATCCAGGTCGTCCTCAATAACAATTGAGGTAGCAGAGGTGTAAGTCTTAACTCTGTACCACACGGAGTGTCCGTCTGCTTTAAATGGACTTCCAACCATTGCGGAGGTAAAGGTAGTTCCAGATCCAGTTACAGCCCCAGTTGTTACATCTACCGTAACAGTGCCAGTCGTATAGTCAGTTCCTACCCAGTTTCCGCCCCCCACATCTCCATATAGGCCAAAGACAAAGGAGTCCACATTTTTTGACCTCTCGTCCGCTTTTTGAGACACAACAGTCGCATGAGGATTCTTGATGTAAGAAAGCCAGCGATCAAGAGTTAATTCTTTCCAATAGAAGGATTTGTATTGGTCAATCGTTAAAGTAGCGTTGTTTTCTGTCAAAGAGTCTGCCGTTAAATTGGCTCCGGTGTAAGTCTTTTCAGAAAGCCTGTCTAAGTTAAGAATGTTTAATTTAGAACCTACTGCGTTAATTCCACCCTCATAATCGCGGTTTACAATTGAATCCACCAAATTCCGGTCGTAGAACTCCAACATCAATCTCTGGGAAAATCCTTCGGCTATTTTTGTTGCGTATGCTGACATTTTGGTAAAAGATTGAAGATTCTTTTACCGTCTCACTTGGAGGTTAGGAAGATTTTTCGATCTAATTGAGAGTATAAAAGTCAAAACTATTTGCTGTCAAGTACCAAAATTAAAGCTAAATAGTTTCCAGGTCAATTTTTCCGGCCCGTAGGTACTCCACATACTTGGGATAGTCATTCTTACGGAGCTGACGCGCTTCATCAACAGACAATTTGTCCGACTTAGGCTTGAGGTTGTCATTCGGCCCACCGGAACCCACCTCAAACATTTTACCTTTGTTTTTTGGTTTAGCCACTTGAGTTTCATGTAAAAATGCTCCAATCAAAATCTTAAACGGCACACTATTATTAGATTCTTCAGTCGCAAACGCCTTAAATTCTTCAACTTTGCCCTCCAGATCAGGATTATCTATTAGTGTTTGGGGGTTTTCCGTAAACTCGTCCACCTTTTCATTCCACTTCTCTATCTTTTTCCCCTCTTCCCTGGCTTGGACAATCCTCTCTCTAAATCTCTTGCTTATTACAGCCTCTTTGGCAAGTTTCTTAGACATATCATCCATCACGTCCCATTCAGAATATTCTTTCGTCAACTCTTCTTCTGTAGGTTCAGGTATCTCATTAGTCTCATCAATCGCCTGATTAAGTTTCCTGTTCTTAGCTAGAATCTTTTGGTTTTCTCTGGCAGAAGCAGAAAACTTCTTTTTTAGTCTGTCCACTTCCGGTTCAGGCTCCGGCGCTGGCTCTGGTTCGACTTCAGACTCTGGCTTAGGTTCTGGATCTGGTTTCGGGTCAAGAACAGGCTCGTCAATGGGTGGATTATCTTTCAATGCTTCAGCCTCTTCCTGCGCTTTCAAGATTCCTGCTTCTAATTCTTCCTTGGTAGGTTTCGTATGTGTTGGCATTTTACCGTCCCTTGCGGGGTTTGGCGTTAAGTATGTCAATCTTAGATAACAAAATTATCGGATGTCAAGCTTTCTTACTCTTTCGCGGTCTTTGGCCACCGACAATCGCGCCCATGAACTTTTTCTGTTTACCAGTTAATTTGTGACCCCGAACCATGCCATCGGCCAAAATCTTCTTGGCTTTGGCGCTGGTTAATTTTTTCCCGTTTCCCATTTTTTTGTGTTTTCCGTGCATCATAATACTCACCTCATCTCAAAGAATTAGCCAGTCCAGACACCGCTTTTTCCATTTGCTGTTTAGCTTTTTCCGGCGTAGACAAAAACGCCTCTAATAACATATAATTCCGCAGTCTGGCTTTCAAAAAAATGTCTTGATCTTTAGTGTTACCAGTCTTGGTCAATTCCTGCTCTACCCCATCCCGCATGGTAGCAAGATATTGTTTAATCACCCCTACATTCAACTCCGACTGCTGAAGTGCCTGCAACCAAGTATTAAGCGTCTCTTTTTCTACCGGTTTAAGCTCATCATATGTAAGGCCGACTTTCGAGAGTAAATCATCCACGATACTCATACTTGTGCAGGTTGGGGACCAATAATAGGTTGCGTTGTCGATGGAACCATTGGTTGAGTACCAGGCATCTGTTGCATAGCTTCCACAGTTTGCTTTTCTTCCTGCATTATAGCATTAGTATCCTCCGGCGTGAGACTGGCGAACTCCAATAATTTTCTTTGATATACTTCATTCAGTTTTTTGTTAAACGGCATCACCGCTTTCACCGCGTTTAGTTTCTGTAGAGTGTCGGTGCTTTGCTTGTTTCTTTCGTCCTGGCTCCAAACCCGACACCGATAGCCGGAGGCTGTTATCCAATCCTTGGGACTTATCTCACGAGAGTAAATATCTTGAGTATTCTTACCTTCCTTATAAACTTTCACAACATCCAATCTGTCACTGGCCGCCTCAATCAATTTAATAAACATATTCCCCCGATCCAGCCAGGCTTGGGTGTAAAACTTAGAAACAGTCTTTGACCTCTCTTGGGCCTGGCCTAACGCCAACTCCACTTCCCCCAAAGTAATTCTGCTTTCAGTCTGGACCCCCTGTTGGGTAGCCGTAGCCCCCGTGCCCCTTTCAATCATCTGCATGATAAAGTTCATTTCATCCAAAGACTCCGATAAATCCGGAATCTCCACTTTCTTCATCACCTCATCTGGCTTACCCGGTACTCCATACCAACCCCAAGGGATAGGATTAAAAGTTGAAGGAACAAAACCCTCAATCGTTGAGTCATAGTAGTGCATCCCAAAATTTCTCAACGTCCGGTTCTCGACAAGTTGCGAGAACCAAGAGTCTAGCACCTTATTCAACGGTCTAACGGAATCTCCTTTGCCATCGCTCCAAAAGTCCTGCTTCTCCACATCGCCAGCCCAAGTGACGTATGGGTAATGGTTTCTGAAGAAATGATCTTTGGTCGCGCCGATCACTTCTTCCAGTTTCCTTTTCATTAAAATCTTCTGGTCATCAGCTTCAACATACAACCAAATCTGTTCTTCCCCGTTCCCCTCTTTCCTAAAAACAAAGTGCAGACTAAGTTCGACTATCACTTCTCCAAGTATGGGATTGTCTACATCCGGCACCCCCATGTTAGTCATCTTGCGGTTCTTTTCGGTGAGCATTCTCTGATTAGTCACATTCTTTATCAATCCTTGATTCGTAGCGTGCCATTCTTTCAATTCCGCCACCGCTTTTTGGTCATAATCCTTATCTTTTTCCAGCGAGGATAACGGCATAAAAATATGTGAGTGAATCAGAAACCGTGAGGAGTGAAGATTGTATGGATCGCAATATCTATCCACCAAAATGTCCTGCGGATCAGTTACTGTCATCTTAATCTTGCCGTCTACAACCTGCCATTGGTCAAATGTCCGACCAAACAACCACTCTTGCTTTTTGTCCACAATATCCTGCAACTCAAAGTTATTATCTTCCCCGGTAATTCTCCAATACTCGTTCTTAAAATACTCTGCTTGTTTGTCATTATCTAAATTCTCAAAGTAATTCACCGGCATATCGTCCATGCTGGCCAAGTTTGTCTGACAAGCCAACTTCATCATGGGAAGATGCACCGACTGACGCTGGGTCAAGCGATTGATAACCACTTTGTCCCTGTAAAAGCTGTACGTTTCCTCCCAGGGGTCATGCCGGCGCTGTTGATAGTTATACCCACCATCTTTGTTAAGCAAAAGTGTCTGGAGCTCTAAACTCATCGGATCAATGATTACTTTTTGGTCTGCCATATTGCTATATTAAACCGCCATTATGTTTGTACGCAACTATCCTGGCAAACCTTCAAATAACGGCTTGATACCACCCGGATCGTTAGGCTTCCAGTTTACTAGTTTCTGCCCGCTCGCAATAGCATAACGAAGAGCATCCATTGTGTGATCCCATCCCTCCCCTGGCTCATTAAGAATTTTTTCATTCTTGTCCGTAATCCATACATAATTCCTATACTCTTTAATTATATTCAAACTCTTTTTAGTCACTGAAATCCTCTGATCTTGAACAAACCCAATACTCCATTTGATAAATGTGTCTGTTTTGTTCTCGCCCCTTTGTTTTGAGACTCCGACAATATTGACACCATAGCTTTTAATCTCGTCTATACTCTTGGGTTCCGCACTATCAGCAATTACTAATGCTCCCGGCAAAGCAAGAAAGACATCTGCGATCAGCTTATTAGACAATCCTTTCAAATAGGTTTGCTCATCCAGAATATAACCACCGTTGTATTTGTAGACAGCCACAATAGCAGTCGGATCGTTTGAGTAACCAAAGTCCAGCCCATACTTATCAAGCCTCGCCTCATGGGGAACCTCGTCTATAAATTCCCAACCTTTGTAAATACGACTCTCAATTACTCCAAGCTGTCCGAGACCATAAACGGTCCACCAGTTTTTATTATTACGATGAGACTCAATCTCTTTCTTACTAACTACATCTAATCCCTCATTATCCAAATAAGTCAGGGTAATAAAATCAATATCGTCTTTTCGGCTTGGTAGCATATCCAAATAAAACCAAAACTCATTCGTTGGATTCCAGTCGAGCCAAACCACTTCCCTCGTCCGAGTAATCAATTGATCGACAATGTTGAAATGCAAGTTATTACACTCATTCAAAAACAGTATGTCCCGGCGTGGCCCATGAGCCTTCCCATAGGTGTCTACTGAAAAAAACTCTAGTTTGTTACCATTATTCCAAGTGTATATGTGTTTAGTTTTATTCCACTTGCTATCATCCCAGTACCCCCGATCTTTCATTATTATCTCAAAATCCAACATCGCCCCTTTTTCCAAATGAGGGTACGATTCGGAAACCACGGTTGCCAGTTTCTCTCTTTCTTGCCTTTTTTGACAGTAATCAATAAGCCAAATAAGAATCGAGACTGTCTTAGAAGCCGACGTTCCACCACAGACCGCCCGAATTCTCTTGGTTAATTCAAATATCTTCTTAGTGGCAGAAGTATCAACTATGTTGTACTGTTTCTGTTGCTCTTCCTCCATATATGGGCTTACCATCGGTTTTTATATCCAGATGGTCAGTGATACGCTGTTTGAGTTTGTTGTATTCTTTCAAAGCGCCAAGTTTGTTAGTAAAGTCTGCGTTTTGAGTCAAAAGCATTTTCAACTGTTTGTCCACAAAAGCATCATTTAATCCACCTTCTTCAAGAAGTTCATTGATCCGATTCAGAATCTTAACATTTGTTAACAGCCGAGAAGCGGCCGCTACACACGTTTTGTACCAGTTCGGTTTTGACCTGTCTACCTCATCCCCATAAGCCTCCATATAACTTTCAACCCCGTTCCCAAAAAACTCTCTGTCTGTCGCATAAAGCTGACAAAATAATTCTTGCTTTGGATTTAACTTATCGTCTGTTGCCACTATTCTCCTTTCAAATCTCTATATAACTCATCACACAATTTTACGCCAAACATATAACCAATAGCCAAAAACAATACAGCCAGGACAATCATTTCTTCTCCTTCTTCTGCTTTGCCAACTCCACGTCTTCCTTTTTAATCTCTTCCGGAGTTAAAACAGCCCTGACAACCAATCCATTATTCGATCCACGAACTTTCTCAATTATAACAATCTCCGGCACAAATCCGAATTTCTTCATTAAATGAATCGGCATGAATTGCCGGCCAGGTTTATCTTTCAACTTAAACGGCGTACTACTCCTGACTCTCAATCCTTTGTCTTTGACTTCTCCGCTCATACTGTCCTCAATCCTACATAAAAAGTTCTATTAGATAACGAAGATGAACAATAAGGACACTGGGTCATCGTGGCTTTTCTCAAATAACCCTTCTGCAACAAACCGGTTAAAGCATTCAATGTTGTCGGTTGGCCCACACTAGTCATTATCATATTCTCAATTATCTCTTTTTGGGGTATGGGAGTCTTCTTCTCCCTCGCCCAAGAATTTACAAAGGTCATTATATCAATTTGTAGTTTCGTTATCTCACTAAGATTAGAATAAACAGCTTGGGGCATTTTTATACCAACTTGTCCATTATACACCCACTGTAAGCCCCATAAACGGCGGTTCCGATGGTTCCCTTGCTCTCACTACCTCTGCATTAGCCTCAACCACTCCAAGAGCGGTGTGCAACTTCACCGCTTATTCCAAATATGAATACCGCCCAACTAAACTGCTTAAACACCCCCAGCCGTTCCAGCGCTTCGTAATAGCTTTCAATCAAGAGCTGCGACTGCTCTGTTTGCCGGTGCGACTGACACCAGATGCCAGCAGACGCCAGCTTCTTAAATAAGGATTTAATTTCCAACAAGTTATTACTCATACAGTTTCGTGAAAAGAGAGTGTGTTCAAAAAGCGTGTTCACTATTACATAGTGAACAGTGAACACACTTTTTTAGATAACACAGGGATTTTGAACA